GTTTGGAAGCACGACGGTTTTGAACATTTTCCTACCCCCCCCGACGTGTTTTCAAACCGTGACAGCGCGAGCACAACGGCTGCAAGTTTTTCCGATCGAGTCGTCGCGGATCGTCGAGCGATCGAAACGGAATGATGTGATCGACATCAGTCGCGAGGATCACGAGGCCGCGATCGTGACAATGTCGGCACAGTTGGTTCTCGGGTTGCTGCATGAACCAGAAGCGCAAGCGTTGCCAGTCCTCATCGTACCCGCGGGCGGTCCTCGAGGGACGAGGGTCCCGACGGTGGACGGCGCAGCGGGTCTCCCCCTCCCCCGCCAGGGCGGGACACCTCGGCTCGAGACAGGGGCGCCGCGCCGCGCTAGACATGGCCCCCCCTGCTGCTGCCCCTGCCCCCCCTCATGGTGTCGCGCGACGGGGGACCGAGACGCACCGGGTCGGCAGGGTGACTACCGTTTCGGTGAGCGTGATCACCTCGAGCCGGCAATGCACCCCCGCCCGATACAACCGAACACGCGCGCTTGCGTAGTCCTCGACGACGAGCGCCGTCCCATCGAGCCAGACGGCCTTGGCCGCACAGCTCGAGACGAGCGCCACCAGGGCGACGACGAGCGCCAGGCGCAGAGACACGGCCTATCATGCGCTCATTCGGAAGGGGGGCGGCCCCTCCCCTGTTGGTATAGGATCCGCCCATACCGTGCCGTCGTCAGTAGACCCGCCCCTGAGCCGGCGTTTCGCTTCACGACGGAGCGCCAGCAATTCAGTGAGTTGGTTTCTGGATTCTCGGGACATCACGGGGAGCGCGGCTAACTCTGCGCGGGCGGACGGGCTGACCCCATAGATCGATTTAGCGTAGCCATAACACCGCTTGGAACAATATCTCCGTGCGTCGGTCTCGGCCTGCCTTAGTGGCCTCCAAAAGGATTCGCGACACCACTCGCAGGTTTGTAGCTTCCGGAGTCGACGCCACGCGCACGATTGACAGCGCGCGGCATTCTTTGACTTTCGCCCGCCACATGCACAGTTAAAGTTCCAGTACGAGCGTCGGTCGGCGCAGTAACACACGCGGCAGAGGGGCGCCCGCGGCGACTTGAATGCCCCACACTTGCATATAGATCCAGGACCTACACGCATGGCGCCGACAATCACTGGAACCTTAGATCGCGCGCGCCTATCATCCACCCGACCGGTGATCATCCATCGCCAGATCGTCGAGTGATTGACACCTAACTGTGCCGCAATCGCCGACACGGAGAGGCCGCTTAAGGCGAGCTGTTGGGCCATTGGCGCGAGGTGCAATTTACGGGTGCGCGTCATTTCGCGACCTTTACAGGGTCAAGCGCTTTAGCGGTGAAGTCCTCCGGGAGGAGCCCGGCCGCCTTCGCCATTTCAATCGTCTGGTCTGGACCTACACCGCTTTGCCGAAATACGATCAGCATCATGCTGATCATGTTGTTTTGACTGGCGCGCCAGCGTGTATAGCCACTCACCGCGCCGACGGCAATCTGGACCCGCTTGAGACGATCCGGGTCTTTGCCCCGATAGGTTCCGAGAAATTCCTTAATCTCCTGCGCGCCCGCTAGTGCGGCGTCCTCTAGTGCTTCAGGTAGTGTCTGTTTGGCCATTTTTATCGTCCCCTCATCCACGTCGATCGAAACCGAAGCGCCGGCGTGACGTCCCAGCCGTGCGTCTCATGCCCGCAGCGTACGCAGCGTTGAAACACGCGATCGGCGCACCAGGCGCGATAGAGCTCGTGCTCCCCGTTGATCAGAACGCAGACCCACGACCGCCAGCGCGCCGCGCTCATACCCGTACCCGGATCTGTACGTGGTCGCTAATGGTTTCGGGGACGACGACCTCGAGCGCCGTCGCCCAGTCACACACCCAACAGGTGAGCTTGAACTCGGGCCAGTACGCCTCGACCCCGTCGTTGTGCCAGCGCATCTCGACGATCGGGCGCGCCGAGGGAAACCCCATCGGCGCCGGCGGGTCGAACGGTAATCCCTGACCGTCGTCCTCGCGGGCCGTCATGCGCGGTCCACCCAAACGCGCGTCCGCGTGTCGGTCCCGTACATCTTGCGAACCGTGAGCGCGACGACCTGGCCATCGTCCTCGTAGGCGACGCCCGTCAGCGCATCCAGCAGCGCGCGCGCCAGCTTGTCGATGTCTGGCCGGGTGCAAGGCGACGATCGCACCAGGCGGATCGGCGGTGCGAACTCATACACGACCGACACAATCACGCCGACGCCCTTGGGGATCAGCGGGACGCCGGCCTCGCGCGCGCACCAGGCGACCTGCGCCGCCCAGGACGTGAGGTTCTTCGCGTCCTGCTTCGTCACGATGCGGCCGCGGTAGAAAAAACTAAAGGTTGAGCCCTTCACCGCCGGCGGGCCGTCGACGACGAATTGCACCGGCGCGACGATCGCGGGCGTGGTCGCCATCATTGCGGGTCCGTTCCGTCGCCGAGGTTCTCGGCGGTTTTAGCGGGGGGGCGTACGGGGGGAGATGAAGAAACTTCTGTACTTCTATCTTCTGGTCGCGGTTTTTTGCCGGTACCCCGCCGGTACACCGCCGGTACACCGCCGGTACGCCGGGCGAGATTGCGTTGGCGTTCCGCCTCGACCATCGCCTTGCTCGTCTGGTGCGCCAGGTAGTCGTGAATCCGGATCCGGGGGCCGTCATTGCGCCACAGGCCGCCGCCGATCAGCTCGTCATGGACCCGGGCCGGGACCTGATCGAGATACGCCCACGGGAGGACCCCATCCGTGAGAAATTCCGCCGCATAGCACAGCGATTGAATCCACACGCGAAACGCGCGATCGGAGAGCGCCGCGACCTTCGGATGCCGCGGGGCGTTGTCGGCGAGTTTGATCCAGGGCATCAGCGCGCCGCCCGTCCGCGACGACCGGCCGCGCCTGATTCCGTTCTGATTCCGTTCCCGTCACGGTCTAAAACCGAAAGAAACCGAAAGTGGCCTAAAACGACAGAAAGCCACTTTCGTGGCTTCCCGGCGTGTTTTTGTCGATTTAGTGGGTTTTTGCTGAGAGAAAGTGGTCGGGGCGACTGGATTCGAACCAGCGGCCTCTCGGTCCCGAACCGAGGACCGATGACCCGAATCGGGCCTGTATCCGTCAATTGTGCGCTGTGATTCCGCCTAGATTCCGTTCCCGTCACGGTTCACCCCCGTTTCCGACCGGTTATTCCCGACCGTTGCCGACCGGCGCGTGTCATCCGTCAGCCGCATCACCGCGCCAGCCAACATGCCCATATGCAGATACATGTAGGAGCGCGGCGTACGGTCCGCGCGGCCGCCGTCGCGGTAGTACGCGAACACTCGTTCGGCGATGAGCACGGGATCAGGCGACGCCATGATTTTGTTGAGCCGCCGGCGGTCGGCGGCCGTGAGTTTCTCGTTCGATACTTCGGCCATTGATTAGTGCTCGCCCTTCGTTCGTGCCTCGTAGAGCTGTACTTCGCGGATCGTCTCGTCGCTGACTAACACCGAATCGGGCCAGTATCCGTAAATGATGCCTTGTGATTCCGCCTAGATTCCGTTCCCGTCACGGTCCACCCCCGTTTACTTCCGATTGCTCCCGGCAACTACCGACGTGCGAGCGCGGAGCATTCCATCGGCAATTCGGTACGCCAATTCGGTATCAATCTCGACATCCACGCGACCATTCACAGCGAATCCCGCAATGACTTGCCCTGCAAACCAGTCGCGTAACGACATGCCTTCGGACCCGGCGAATCCCTCTTCCGCGTCTGGATACACACAAGGAAACGCCGGCGGATTATGCCCCTTCACGCCCGCCTCCGATTCACCACGCCGGCGATCGCTTCCATGTCCCGATCGCGCAAGTGGGTATAAATCTCGGCCGTCTTCAGGTTCTTGAATCGGCCCGCCTTCTTAATCAGCCGAACATCGCCGCCGCTTTGCTCGCCAATCCGCGAGCAGTATTCATGGCGGGTCGTATGCCAGACGAGCCCGAGGTCGCGCCCGTAGTCGACGCCGTAGACCAGGCCCGCGGCCTCGTAGAGCTTGCGGTACTGGCGCCGGAAGGATTTTTGCGGGCGCCCGTCCTCGGTCCCGAAGAGGTACGCGTCGCCGACGTTACGCTTATCAGTTTTGAACTGCAACCGCCGCCGCTCATACAGCCGGATTAGCTGGTCGCGGCGGGCCTCGAGCATCGCGACAAACCGCGGCGAGCCGGCGTAGACCTGTTCAGACTTGCCGGTGGTCTTGCCGCCCTTGCAGACCTCGGGCGGGAGCGTGATCACGTAGCCCTTGCCCCCGTCGGCGGTCTTGAACGGTTGCCGGTAGTCGACCATCTTGAGCTGGATCCCCATGAGCTCGCCGGCGCGGAGGCCGCCGTCGATCGAGGCGATGAGGCGCCGCCGCATCTCGTCGCCCTTGGTGCTCGGGGTGTATTTCTCGGGGCTCCAGATCGTCCCGGCAACGATGGCACAGACGACCGCCGGCGAGATCCCGAACGTCGCCGCGACGTCCTTTTGTGCGGTGCCCGCGGCGACCTCGGCGCGAATCGCGTCGGCCTGCGCCTGGTCGAGTTTGGCGCGCCCGTTCGGGACGTGCAAGGGGGCGTTCAGCGTCTCGAGCGCGGCGAACAACCGGTCCTCGAGGTCCTCGTAAATGCGCCCGAGCTGCTCGTACTTCCCGAGCGTCGGGGGCGTGATCTCCTTCATCGGATTGCGGACCATGCGCGGGACGCCGTTGGTCTTCCGCATCGTCGCCCATTCGCAGATCGCGTAGAGGTTGCCGTAGTAGTAGCGCCAGGTCTTGGCCTTCCAGGCGCGATCCTTCTGGGCGGCGTTCAGCCAGTTTTGGATCCGCGCCGGCGTCGCGACGAGCGCCTCGAGCGTGAGCATCCCGAGCACGGTCCCGCCGGCCGCGACGGTCTGGATCACTTTGAGGCTCGAGCGGAGGCCGGTCGACGTGAGCGGGGCGCCGTCCAGGCCCGCCGTGTCGACGTGGCTGGTGATGTATTCATCGATCAGCGTATGGAAGCGTTGCTCGGTCCCGAGCGCGGCGACCTCGCCGGCCGGGTCGAAGGACTTGCCGTCGATCGCCGTGATCATCCGGGCGAACACTTCGCGCGCCGGCCCGATCAGCTTGGGGTTGACGGTGACGCCGGCCCACTTCGCGAGGCCGACCTCCTGGCGTTTGTAGCGCCCGCGCCATTCACAGCCGCACTTCGTCGGCGTCGTGCGGTCGTTCGGACAGCCGCGGACGTGCCGCTTGATCAGGCCCTTGGTCCCACTGGGGGTACGGGTCGGCATCAGCGGGCCGGCTTCTCGGCGGGGACCAGGCGCGGCCGGCCGCCGAGCGCGCCATTCCTGCGCGCGGCGTCGGCTTTCTTCTGGGACGTAACTTGGCCCCCGAGACGGCCGAGCGCGACCGCCGCGGGGTGTTTCTTCGTTGGCTTGCGTGGTGTCATGCCGCACAGTATAAACCCAAGCGGTTACGTTGTCACCTTGGCGCCGTGTTGCTCCGCCCAGGCATCGACCCACGCCCGCTGCAGGCGAATGGTCGCGTGTCCAAGCTTGACGTGTTTCAAGCCGCGCTTCGCGCAGGCGTCATAGATGGTATCGACGCCGACGCCGAGGTAGGCGGCGGCTTCCTGGACGGTGATCCAGGGCGAGGCTAACGGGGTACGCGGCGACCGCCGCGGGGGCGACGTGGTCATGTTGCCCCCATCCAGGCGGGAGGCACGGGGGGGCCGAGGCGAGGCGAACGATAGTCAGACAAACCAACGACGACGAGCGGTACGAGCGATGGTAACGACTCGGGCGCGTGTCGCGTCGGCCGCTGGGATGCTGCCGGGCGCGTCATGGTCCTTCTCCTTTTGTCTCGGGGGGACTCGGGTTGAGCGGGTTATCTTGCGTCCGGATGCGGGGCGCGCGCAACCGCAAGATGTGTGATCGGTTCAGGGGTTTCCCTACTAGATATGCCGGAGGGTGTATACCTATGCAAGATATGTGTTATGACCTATTCTCGTCGTGTCATATTGTGTGACCCATACCGCCATGGTGGAATGTCGTCACGACATGGCAAAGCAGATTCCCATAACGAAAATGGGCTGGAAGTGTCAACGGTGCGGGCATCTCTGGGTCCCGAATACCGAAGGGTTCGCGCCGGCGGTCTGTCCGAAGTGTAAATCCCCGTATTGGAATCGGCCGCGCCGCGCGAAGAAGAAGCGGTCGGTCTGATAAGCCCGCTTCCGTTAACTAGCGGTTCTCCAATTGCAATCAATGGCGTGGTACGTACGCTCGGGATTGCCGGACTGGTCACAATCGCATCCGGGCGTCCGTGTGGGGTCTGGCGTACCCTCGGCGCGGACGGCGGCGATCAGGGCGTCGATGGCGCGATCAATTCCCGCCGCATCCATCGTAAAGATCACGTTATCGAGGGCGTCTCTCGCCGCCTGCACGGGGTCGTCAGCCATCGCGGGAGTCTAGCGTATGTCTGACAACGCCGTATTCCGTTAACGGCCGCGGCATTCGCGCACGGGATCGGTCCGCGTTTTTCATCGGACACACCGCAGCTTGTTGAACGGCCTGGTCGTCGGGCTGAAGCTGACAGCACCATGACTCCGACCCGTGGCGAATGCCTCTCAGCGGGCGCGGCGCGTCCGGGTCTGGTAGACCGCCCAGGCGGCCTCCGCCTCGGCGCGCAGCGCGTCATAACTGCCGTCGTGATGGGTCGCGCCGGCCATGTAGCCGGCAATAAACGCCTCGCGCACGTCGACGGGGCTCGGATCGGGCATGGGTTGGATCCTATACCTCTCGGGGGTGATACCGTCAACTCGCCTTCAGAGCAGGATCGAGGCGACCCAGAGCGCCAGGCCGGCGGCGATGAGGTTGACGCGCGGGCTCGCGACGTTCGCCGCGGCGGCGAGGAAACAGACGAGCGCGACGACGAGGAGCACGAGGTCGAGGGTCATCATGGCGGGCCTTTCCAGGTGAACTGGGTTCCACAGCAGACGCAGACGTAGTGCGACCCGCCGGCGTATTCCGGCGGCGTGGCGATGTCGCAGCGTTTCGGGCACGTCGGCCCCTCCGTCGCCGCGGGCGTCGGGTCTGGCGCCTCGGGGCCGGGATGCGCGCGCCCGTTGATGCGGCGCGGGATCATGAGGCCGCCGCGGCGGGCAACCCGAGATCCGCCCGCAGCTCCGCAATGTGCTTGTCCGCCGCCTCGGGTTCGGGCATGTAGCGGCAGGAGTACCCGTAGCGCATGAAGTGGCGGAAGGCGTCCGGATCGGCCGGGTCGGGGAACTCGCGGCCGGCCTCCTCGTAAGTGTCATGGACGCGATCCTGGTAGGCGCGCCCCGTCGTCGGCTCGTCCGGATACGGATAGCTGATGGCCGACTGATCGCCGGTGTCGGGCGGCGGGCCGGGCTCGACCCAGGCCCCGCTCGAGCCGACCGCGTCCGGAATCGGGTTCCAGGTGATCGACGCATTCGGCGCGCCGGCCGAGGCGATGAAATCCACGACCCAGCACCGCTCCCCCGTCGGCGTCGTGCCGGGGCCGTCCTCCGGATCGAGGATGTTGATCGCATCGTCCGAGATGTCGGCGGGGTTGCCGCGCTTGCCGTTCAGGCCGACGGTGTCGTCGAGCGCGTAGAGATGCGCGGCGACGATCCGGACGAAATCCTCCGTCTGGGCGTTGCCGGTGTGGGCGTTCCGAAACGCCTCGGGATACTCCTGGGCGAGGCGTTCACATTCAGCTTTGTAGTCGGGGCACATACGGAGTCCTTTATGGTTTTCGCTTGCCAGTGGGAAGCAGGATCGCGAGCAGCACACAGAGCGCGACGCCGATAATGATCGTCAGGTCGATCAGGATCACGACGACCCCCCGACGATCTGCCCGCCGGCAATCAGCCGACGGAGCGTGTCCTCGAGCGAGAACCGCACACTCGAGGCCGTGACCGTGAACCGCGGCGGGAGGCCCGAGACGAGATCGATCTCCGTGATCGTGACCTCCTGAATAATCAGCGTCGCGCGCATCGACAGCGGCGGCGGGAGGTCGACCGTAATGGTCTTGCCGGACTTGGTCTTGAGGTCACGGGTCGCATAGCGGACCGTCACCAGGGGCCGACTAAAGAGGGCGAGATCCGAATCACAGCGGGCGGGGAGCGACTTGTAGCTCTGGCGCTCGTCGACGATCAGGAACTCGACGACGCCGTCCCCGCCGGTGCGCGCGGCATGTTCGGCTTGCGCCTGGAGGTCGTCGCGCTGGACCCAGAGATGGACCGCCGCCCCGCGCTGGATCGGCGTCGCGATCCCCGTGACGCCGGTCAGCGCCGGCGCCGGGGTCGCCTGCTGCCCGAAGAGGACGGCCGTAACAATCGCGCCGGGACCACTGACCGGGATCCCGCTCAGCAGGTTATTCACGATGCTGGTATAGCGGACCACTTGCCCCCCGCCGGTAATCACCCAGCCGCCGGTCGGGGCAAACGGCGCGGGGCTGGCGACGATGAGCGTGGGCGATCCGGGGTTGACCTGCCCTTGCGGTTGGGCGAGCCCGCTGGTGTCCTCGAGCGGCTCGGTCGGGCCGGTGATCGCGGCGTCCGCGATATTGAGCGTCGCCTCGACCGTCGTGTTGTCGGGGATGGTCAGCACCCGTTGCAAGGGTTGCATGTTGCCCGGTCCCGTGACCTTCGTCATGTAGATTTCGCGGGCGACAACCTGGCTGGCCCCGGTCGGGATCTTCGTCAGCGCGATCTGATTGCCGATCGCGGTATTGGTCGACGGCGGGTTCGCGCCCAGGTTCGCATTCGGGACGGTGTCGGTAAAGGTCGTACTGGTGTTGTTGGCGATCGTCGTCACCAGCCGCGGCGCCTCACTGTAGAAACGCCGATACAGCTTCCGCCCCGTCGTCCCCGCCGGCCCCAGGGGAATCGCGCTCACCGGGATCCGCTGCACCGCGGTGCCGGTGGTGTTCGACGTCGGCATGTCCGCGTTGGCGTCGTTGTTCGCGATGTTGTCCTGATACGTCGTGGTGGTGTTATTGCTCAGCGTCGCCAGGAGATGGAAGGCGCTCGAGTTATCCGTGCTTCGATAGATCCGGCGGGCCGTGACGCCGGCCGGCCCCGGTGAAATGCCGCTCACCTGGACCTGATACCCCGGCGGTGTGCCGCGCGGGCCGGACGGTGTGCCGTGTCCCGGCTTGAAATACACCTCATTCGCGCTGAGATTGGCGGTCGTATCCTTAAACTGGACACTACTGCTATTGCCCATGATCTCCGTGACGAGATACCCCTTGCCGTAGTCCGTGGATGTGGGTTGAAACAAGCCGCCCGTGCGCCATAACCGGCGCTTGACCACGCGCGCATCCGGACTGGTTGGAATCCAGACGTTGATCGCGTTGTAGCCGGCCCCCAAGTAATGCGACCGTTCCTCGATGGCCGTTTCGTAGCCGCTCGCGGTGACAAAACTTAAGAAATAGTTGTAATACCAGTCCGGCGTCATCGCGCCGCCCGTGGTGCTACTCCGATCCCCCACCACACCCATCGCCGGCACTGCCGGCTTGAAGGCCGGGGCCTGATACCCGCCCTCGGTTTCGCCATTCGCGTTGACGTAGGTGTATTTGTAGTCATACCGCGCCGCGGTCAAGACTCCGTCCACTAGGAGCGCAGCGGGCGACGGTTGACCCGGCGCCGCAATCTGTCCCAGCGCCGCACTGGTCTCCACGGCATTGTTCCAGGGTCCCGCGGTCGTCTCCCCGCCCAGGATGAGGAACGTCACCACGTAGGAGTGGAACCCCTGATCCGGTCCCGTGCCGGTCAACGGCGCGCCGGCAATCGGGCCGACCGTGGGCGGCGGGATGGGATTGACATCGATCCCCTCGCGCGGGCCGGCCAGCGACTTGCCGGCGGCCGTGACGTGGACGACGGCAACCTGGTGGAACCCGCTGGTCACGACGCCGCCTTGCGCGAGGCCGAGGGTCGGCGCGTTCGCCGGCGCCGCGCCGGGGCCGACCAGGGAGCCGCCGCCCCGCCTGACGAGCCCGGTGTAGGTGAGCGGCTCGGACTGACCGCCGTCGGCGGTCCGAGCCGCAATCGCGCGCCCGCCCAGGGGGGAGAACAGCCCGCCGTCTTCGATCGGGACGAGCGTCTCGCCGGCGACGAGGTCGGACTGGATCGTTTCGCCGTAGCCCTTCCCATAGACGCGCGTCCGGAGCTGGCTACTGTCCGTGTTCATCTGGATCGGCGGGCGCGACAGGAAGCGATGATCGGGATCGATCGGCGCGGGCGGGTCCGCGGCGGCGGCCGTAAACAGGTAGACCGTATGGTCTTCAATCTTGCAGTAGCCGCCGACGGCCGACGCGAGGCGCGCGAGACAGGCGATGAAGGTGTCCGACCCGTCGAACACGATCGACACGGGCGGGAGGCCGGCCTCGACGCCGGCGGCAAACGCCGGCGCGAAGGTCCCGATGATGTACTGCGCGATCGTCGTCGCCGACACCTCGAGGAATGTCCCGAAGGGCCGGCGCGCGTTGGCTTCCCCGGTGTCGTCGATCGCGGTGATCTGCCAGGCGACGTGGTCCGGCCGGGACTCGTAGGATTCATCGACCGTCTGGACCGACCCCGAGAAGAGGAGCCGCGCGCCCATCAGGATCCGGACCCGTTGCCCGACCGCCGGCCCGTCCCCCTCCATGACAAAGCTACAGGTATTGGGCGCGTCGTTCAGGATGTCGCGAATCGTGAGGCCGTCGACCCGTACTCGGCCGGTGACCGGGACCGCCCCGATCCAGATCCCGATGGTCGTGTCGATCGGGACGGAGAGATCCGCGCGGGACACGGACCAGACGATCGACGCCTGGGCCTCGAGGCGAGCCGGGGCCGGGCTGATCGTCGCGGTCGCGGTGACGCTGATCACCGCGGAGGCCGCGAGGCTCGCCGCGGCGGGGCCGATCCGCAGCGCGCCCGCGAACGCCGCGCCCGCGAAATAGATCCCGCCGATCATGCCGTTAGCCCAGCCGCGTCAGCAGGTCCGCGACCGCGGCTTCCAGGGCCGCGACCTTCGCTTCCAGGGCCGCGACCGTCGCGTCGTGCGCCTGCCACCCGACGATCAGGTCCGGGACGTATTTGGTGTAGTCGACGCCCCAGGGTTGTTTGAGCCGCCCCTGGTCGTCCGTGTCGTCCGATCCGACACTGACGGCAAACGGCGCGACGGCGACCGCTTCCTGGGCGAACACGCCGCGGCCGGGGGTCCCGTCCGACCGCCACGTAAAATCATGGACGACCGTTCGCCGGAGGACCTCCCCGCTGGCCTCTCGGGCGAGGGCGCCCTGGTCCGCTTTGAGCCGGGCGTCGCTGGTGGTGTTGTATTGGACGCTATTGGCGAGGAACCAAATCGACCCGACTTGCCCATTGGGGTTATAGAAGGCCATCGCGGTCAGCGTCGACGTGCTGCCGACGCCGAGCGCAAACGAGCCGCCCGTGAACTCCGCGAACGGTTGGCCGACCACGACCGGGCCGCACCTAATTTGGCCGGCCGGCAAGAGGTCGAAATTGGCCGCGCCCGGATCCGTGACATGACCCCAACTGAACCCGCCCGAGGGATGGATCCGCCCGCGGATGGCCTCCGCGCCCGTATAGAAGGTGATCCCGCCGGTGACGGCCTCGCCCGCGATCAGCTCGAGGTTCCCGCCGCGCCCGCTCCCGAACTCATTGCCGAACACATTGAGACAGGCGCCGCGCGAGGGATGGGCCGCGCCGCCGCCGCTGACGACCATCACGCCGGTATCCGCCCCGTCGACGGTCGCGGTCGTGATCGACGGGAAGTGCCGCCCGCTTTCGATGTCCGTGAGGGACTGCGCGGTAATCGTCGCGGCGATGAGATCCCCGACGATGATCGCGCGGGCCGTCGTCCCTTCCTGGGCGCGCGTGATCGTCAAGCTATCGGCCGTGCGCGCCGTGACGCGAACCACTTCCGCCGTCGTCGGGTCCGGCGCCATGTCGAACGGCCAGACGGTCGCGTTGAACGGGACCGCAGGAAAGCGCGCGCCCTCACCGGCGGCGACGCCGAGGGTCGTCCCCGCGGCGCCGGTCGCCGTGGTGACGGTCGCGATCGCCAGATTCTTGTGTGCGTCAAACATGGTCAGGCCACCGCAATCGCCAGGGTCCCCGGCTGGAAGCGCGGCGCCGGGTCGCCGGCCTTGATGTCGCGCGGCGTGGTGAGCGGCGCCCAGACGAGCGGGTTCCCGCCCGTCGGCGCGTCATAGATCGCGACCGCCGTCACGGTGCCCCAGTCGGCCGAGGGGACCGGGAAGGTCACAATTACCGCGTTGGTCGTCGTCCCGCTCGTCCCGCTCGAGGCGCCCGCGACGCCACCCTGGGTCGCGGTCCAGTTGGTATCGAGCGGCGGGAGATTGACGCGCGCATACCCGCCGCCGGTGACCTCGGTCCCGCCGCCGGGGTCACTGGGCGCCGCGGTATAGAGCGCCACCCAGGCCGCCGTCGGTTTCGCGTAGGGCGCCGAGCGGAACTGGTGATCGATCCAGTGGTTCTCGAGGTAGTTGGTCGCGTTCGACATTACGTAGTTCCTAACTGGGTCCCGGCCCGGACCTGGCGCATGATGAGCTCCGCCACCCGGCGCGCGAGGTTACTCTCCGAGTCGACGAGATTGAACGTGTTGTTCACCGTCGCGCCGAGCCCGCTCCCCTTCGGATAGACACTGGTCCCCGGCGCCAGGTTCGCGAGGACCTCGCCGCCGTGGACCTTCGCCAGCCCGCCGGCGAACTGCTCAACGCCGCCGGCAAATGACGGGATCGAGATATTCCCGATCTGCTCGTATTGCGAGGTCGTGGTAAACAGGCCGTTCTGTTTCAGGATCGCGTTGGCCTTCGCGGTGTATTGCATCAGGGCGAGCCAGGCGCGGATCCCGTCGGACGTGAGCTCGACTTGTTGCTGGACGGCCTGGTAGCCGGCGACGGTTTGCGCGGTGCCGGTTTCGGCGGCCGCGCCGGCCGCCCCATGCGCCTCGGTCATCCCGCCCATGGAGGCGATGATCTTCTGGTTCTCGACCTCGAGCGCGGCACGTTCGGTCGCGAGGTTCTTCTCGAACGTCGTCGCCTCCTGGTTGACGCGCGCGACCTCGCCCATCTGGGCGACGTAGCCTTTGCCGGCCTCGAGCTTCTGGGTCTGGATCGCGAGCTGCTCGGCGTCGAACTTCGCGCGGTCCGCGGCCAGGCGCGCGTCGCGCTCCATCAGGGCGACCCCCTCCGCGTTGGCTTTGTTGCGGACGGCCGACGCCTCGGCCTCCTTCGCGCGCTCCTCGTTGAGCTTCTTTTGCGCGGCGGTGTTCGCGTCGATCTGCTCGGTCAGGAGCTTGAGCCCCAGCGCGTGGAGGCCGTGTTTGGCCGTGATGTCCGCGGTCGTCGCGCCGGCTTCCTGCATGACCGCGATATCGGCCTTTTGCGCCTCGGTGAGATTGCGGACCTCGCGATGCGCCTCGACCAGCTTCTCGCGCCAGTCGACCTTAGCGGCGGCGTTCTTGGTAAACGCCTCCTGGTTGAACTTGATCGCCTCGGTATAGGAGATCGTCGCGGCGGCGCCGTTGCGGATCGCGAGGTTGATCGTGTCCTGCTTGGCGCCGGCCGTCTCGTCGCTGAGGTTCTGCCAGAGCCCCAGTTTCTCGACGAGCGTCTGGACGGCCGCGCTCGCCCCGGTCAGGCCGTCAATAAACTCGCCGATCTTCCAGCCGGTCATAAAGGCGCCAGCGGCCAGGCCCGCGGTCCCGAGGACGCCGAATTGCGACGCGGTCTTGCCGGAGGCCGCGGCGAGGTCCTCGAGGCCCTTGACCTGGGGGCCGATGTTGACGCCGACCGCCTGGAGGATCCCGTCGAACTGCTTGTAACTGTCGCCCAGGCCCTTGACCGGGCCGGTCGCCGCGCTCGCCGCCTGCGAGACCTCGCCAATCCGTCCGCCGGCCGCGCCGATCTGATCGAGCATTTGCTCCTGGGATTGCGTCATCAGGCGGAGCGAACTCTCGACCGACCCAGCCGCGCCCTCGAAGCCCTTCAGGCGGGATTGGGACTCCTGGACCGCCTTGTTGAACTCGGAAAAATCCGCCGCGAACACGCCGGTGACGGCCATCAGCGATCCGCCCGTTCGTGCTCGGCGACGAGCTCCTCGACCAGGACCTGATGCACGTCGGCGTCGAGGTCCCGGACCCATTCATACCGCCACCCGAAGCGCCGCGCGATCGTGAGATCCGAGATCACGGCGTCCCGCCATCCGGGGTCGTTTTTTTTTGCGCGCGGTCCGCGAGCATCGCGGCCTCATGGGCTTCGATCGCCACGCGAATCTCGTGGAAGGAGGTCGTGTCGAGCGCGTCGATGACCTGCTGCAGCGCGTCCGGCGCGAGGTCACGGATCTCGACCCGCTGCCCGCTCTCGTCGGCCAGGGTCCAGTCGAGGAGATACGCGAGGACGACGCCGACACCGGCCGCGAACGGGATCACCTGGGGCCGGCCGTCGACGACCGCATACATGCGCGCATACTGCGCGCGCTGCTCGCCGGCGGTGAGCCGTTCGCGCACGATGAGCTGATCCCCGTTGGCGAGGGTCAGCGTCCGCGTCTGGGGTCGAACGAAGCGCGACATGCGTCTAGTAATCCTCTCGAGGCCCGAGGGTCGCGGTCAGGCGGTCCCCGTCCATCCGGAACGTTTCAATCGGAAACAGCCACCGCTTGTCGCGGACCACGGTCACAAATAACAACGGGCGTTGCGCCATCTTGAAGGCGTCCGACCCGACGATCCGCGCGGCGAGCGACCACTTGGGGATCACGCCCGGCCGCGGCTTCTGCTGCAGCAGCGTGAACCCTTCCACGCCGGCGGCCACGTAATACGCCCAGCGGATCTGCCCCGCCGTCCCCCGCACGAGGCGCGCGTTCACGTCAGGGGAGGATCGCCGGTTCCATCGTCCACGGGCCGGCCGCGTCGAACTTGCTCGACCAGGTCACGGCCCCCTTAGCGGAGACCGAGAGCGCGCCGTCGAGATTGCCCAGGCCCTTGAACAGGAACGTCTCCTCGAGCGTGTTCGGGATGAGCGTAATCATCGCCGGCACGTCGCCGAAGATCACCGCGAACAGTTGCTCGGGCGTCGTCGCCGAATCCCAGGCGCCGGACATCGAGCCCGAGTAGGACGGGAGCCCGAGGACGGACTGTTTGTTCTCGTCCTGGAAGCACGTCACGTCGACGCGATCCTTTTCGAGGTTGAGCTCCCAGCCGTCGCAGGACGCGAGCGAGACGCCCGTCGCCCCGCCCGTCGGGTCGAGGAGGACATCGCCTTTTTTACCGTGAATACGTGCCATGATCTCCGGTCCTTTCGGTTAGTGCGGACTGACTGATATTTCGTAATCACCGCCGGCAACCTGCCAGCGGATGTCGTTGTCGATCGCGTCGACCTCGGTCGTCTTGATGCGCTCGGGGCGCAGCGTCGCCATATGGGTATAGCCGGCGAGCCCCGCGAGCGGGTCGACGTAGAGGACGTGCTGGATCCGATCCGCGGCGGCGTTCACGTCGACCCCGCTCGAGGCGAGGACGCGCGCCGTGACGCGATACCGGAAGACCTCATACAGCGGGGACTGGAAGCCTTCTTCGTCCTCGTGCGTCTGGTACTGCACAATCACAAACCGCGTTTTGCTCGGCTTGGCGGCCGGCGCGACATCGAGAAACACCCCATCCGGGACGAGCGCCGTCAGCGCGACATCGCCGGCGAGCGCGGCCACGACCGCGGCATCGACCGCGGCGCCGCTACCGCCGGACATCGAGCCCCGCCTCCTCGACGATCGCGACCAGGTCCTCGAGCATCTCCCGGCGCGCGGCGACGACGACCGGGACGAAGATATTCGCGCCCGGCATAAAGCCGCGGTTGTAGCCGCGCGCGGTCCGGCGGGTCTGCGTCCCCGTCTCGAACAGCAGCGCATGACGCGCGCTCGAGCGGACCACGCGCTTGACGGTGAACGGCCCGGCGTCGCGGGGGAGCGCGACCCGGACGCCCTTCCGCAGGTTGCCGGTGTCGCCATCGGGGTAGGCATTCCGGATCGTCGCGGCGGCGCGCTCGGCCGATTCAACGACGACCGCGGCCGCCATCTCGGTGAGATCCGGCGCCAGGCGCGCGAGCGCGGCCTGGAGCTCCTTCATGCCGATCCACGTCACGGAGGCGCTCATGGGGTCACCTGTTCCACGACCGACAGCTCCATCTTGATCCCGCGCTCCTCGATCGACCGGACGCCGGTGATCGAGTAGGTCTTCCCGTTAAAGAGCATCCGCGTCTTTGTCGAGACGCCCGGGTGATAGTGCCCGCGGACCACACTCCCGCCCGTCGTGACGACACTCCCGCCGCCGCTGATCCGCTCGAGGTCGGCGACCGTCGCCGGCGCGATCTGCACTTGCCAGGTCGGCGGGGTGAGGTCCTGCCACGTCTGCGTGTAGCCGCCGGCGCCGTCGGGGACCGCGGGGCCGGGATCCTGGAAGGTCACCCGGTGGCGGTAGTCGCCGATCATGCGACCCCCGGGGTATGCCAGTGCCACAGCAGGATCTCGATCCGCCGCCAGACGTCGAGAAACCCCTCGTCATCGTCGCCGCGCCGCTCGTGGAACCACGTCAGGAGCACCTTGATCGCTTGCGTCACTTCGCCGGGCGCCGTGATCGGATCGACCCAGCCGGCGGCGGCCCCGTTGGCCCCCTTCAGGTAATTGAGGATCGTGGACTCGGCCTCGTTGAGCATGTCCTGGATCTTGACGTCGCTCGGGTCGCCCTCGGGGAGGGTGATCTCGAGTTGCGCTTTGGCTTGCGTCAGCGTGACCAGTTTCGCGAGCGCCGGCATTACCGAGGGCCTTTCGCGTCGCGGCCGTCCTTGCCGCGCTTACAAATCAATTTCCAATTACTCGAGGTCCCCGGGCGGTCCGCGACAATCGCCGACGCCGCACGACACAACCAGAGCGATCCGTCGTCGGTGACGACATCGCCCGCGACGTACATGCTCTCGGCGCTGTAGACATCCTTGTAGCTATCCGCAAACTTCCCCATCGGGCCGGGCGGGCCGGGTTCGCCAGGTGCCCCGGGTGCGCCGGGCGGGCCGGGTTCGCCAGCGGGTCCCGGGACGGCCGCGCGGTCGCGCGCCTGGATCGCCGCGATCTCCGCCTTGAGCGCGGCGAGCTCTTTGGTCATCGAGCCGACCTCCGCCTGGACCGGCGCGATCGCGGCTTTCATCGACACGCCGACCAGCGTCGCGACATCCTCAAGCCGCGGCATAGATCACCATTGCCTTTTCATGTGCGCGCATCAGGTCCTCCGCGCTCGTCGGCGCGTCCTCGTCGTCCTCGTCCGCGGCCGCCGGCGGGAGCGTAGGCGCCGCGGGCGGCGGCCGGGTCCCGAGCTGATCGAGCGGCCAGTACTGCTGCTGCATGTAGGGCGTGTGCCCGCCGGGGACCGGCGCGAGGTCGTAATACTTCTTCCGGGCCTCGTTGATCGTCATGCCGCCGGAACTGATCGCGGTCGACGCGGCCTGGTTCTTCGACAGCGAATCCATCCGCATCAGGTCGTCGAGATTGAACTCGGTCCCGTAGGGCGCCGGGAGCTCGAGGCCCTCGTCGAGCGACAGCTCGAGGTTCTCGATCTTCTCCTGCAAACACTGCGAGTAGTACTGGATCGTGAGCGGTTCAATGTTCGCGTACGGCGGCGGGTCCCCGATCGAGATCATGTAGGGCTGGATATGAAAGCAGCTACAGACGGTCGTCGCCGACCACTGGAGCTGCTCGATCAGTTGCGCGTCGGCGGCGTTGACGGCCATCTGTTCATAGGTCAGGCCGTGACTCAGGAGCGCGACCTGGCCGACGTTGTCGCCGGTATAGCCGGCCTGCCAGCGGGACTTGACGTCCGCGGCCTGCTCGTCGGTGAGGTCTTGCGGCGTCGTCAGGATGCCGCTCGGCTGGGAGCCGTTGCGGAAAAACGCCGTGGACGTGTTTTGAATCGAGAGGCCCTGGAGCGCGGCGATCCCGCAGGCATGGATCGGACTGACGCCGACCAGGGGGTGATACAGCGGGACCATCTTGTCGTGAATGATCTCGCGCGCCGGGACGACCACGGTCTGGTCGGTCGGGAGCCCGGCGAGGTCGTCGCGTTTGAGCTCGTAGAACACGTCCCCCGCCGGCGAGACCAGGACCGTGACGCGCGTCGGGTCGAGCACGTAGAGGGCGACCACGACGCCGCGCCCGTCGCGCTCCTTCAAGACGTAGGTGTTGCCGTGGATCAGTTTGGAGATCATCCACTGCGTGACGAATTGGATCCGGTTCTGGTAGCGGTTCGGCCGGCGCAGGACCGGCGAGAACGCCGACGCGGTCGTCTCGGTCCAGACGCCGTACTCGTCGACCTCGACCAGGCGGAGGCCGAGCTTCGCGATGTCGCTCGCGATGAGCGTCACACAGGCGAACACGGCCGAATACGTGAGCGAGGTTTCGGCGGTGATCTCCTGGTTCTGCTGCCAGGCGCCGGTGAAGGGTTCGCGGATGATCGGCCACCAGCCGCCGCGACTCATCGATCGCACGGGCGCGGCGACGAGGCCGAAGACCTTCGTCATCAGGTTGAGGACTGCGCGCCGGCTAATCTCCATCCGCTCCCGTTCTATTCAATCCGGGCGCCTCGTCTCGCGGTCGCGTGGCCAATGGCCAAGCAATCACGCTCCCGGCGTCGAGGCGCCCGGAACTGGGGGTCTAGTTGACCTTCTTCGCGCGGCCGGTGTCGTCGATCATCGCCGCGCCCGTCGGCGCCGGCCAGTTGGCCGCCGTGAGGTACTTCACCGCGTTGGCGTTGACGCGCTTCCAGTTGGAGAAGCGCTCCGCGCGCAGCGCGACGAGGTTGTTTTGGAACAGCGAGACCAGCACGGTCGTCGCATCCGAGGGCGACATCGGCGCTGAGTCCATCTGCAGCGAGGCTTCGCGCGACGCATCGATCGACACGCCGCCCTCGTCGGCATAGAGGATGTACGCCGGCTGCAGCGCGACGACGTTGGTCCCGGCGACGTTCGAGGTGATGAAGGTCAACCCGCGATAGCTCCCGCCGGCGATGCCGATCCCGGGGAACTCGGGCGAGCCGTCGAGATTGGAGCGGAACGACAGCGCGAGCGCGTTCGCCGAGGAGAGGACAAACGTCACGCCGTTGACCGGGATGTTGTTGGTCGCGAAGTGATTGATGAGCCCCATGATGTCGGCGAGCGGGTTCGCGGTCGCGGCCGCGGTCGGCGCGCCGTTGGTGATCGACGCGGGATTGATGCCGGCCACCGCGGCCACCGCGGGATCCAGGAACTGCTGATCGAGGAATTGCGCGATGCCCGCGATCATGTCCTTCCGGACCAGGGCCTCGGCGGACGGGTTCGACAAGCGGACGAGCTCCTCGGTGAGGACGATGATCCCGGCGACCTTCGTCACGCCGAGGGTATCCGACGCGAAGGCGAGCTTGGTGAGCGGCTTGGGTTTCGCTTCCCCGACCCAGCCATACGCGCCGCCCGCGGTCTGCATCGGCACTTTGCAGTTGAAGGGGACTTCCCGCAGGCCGGGGATCTTCCCGAGCACCGTCGCCGGGCGCAGCAGCTCGATGAAATCATTGACCATCGTCTGATTGACCAGCGGGCTCGCCCAGGTCGCATCGGTCGTCGTGCCGGGGGCCACCGCCGCTTTGAGCGAGAGCGCGACCTCGGGGGTCGAGTCGTCCCAGCGTTTCGCGTATTCCGCGGCCTCGTGCTTGTTGCCCTGGCACACCATCAGCGCGCAGGCTTTGCGGATGAACGCGGTCCCGAGCGGGACGTTCGGCCGGACCGAGACGGGCGCGTAGACCTTGACCCCGCTGGGGGTCCCGGGGACCGCCGCGGCCGTCGCGATCGCGAGCTTCTCGTGTTCGCGCCACCGCTGCAGGTCGGCGTCGATGCTCTTGACCTGCGCCGCCAGGCCGTCATGCTCGGTCGCGGCGTCGGCCTCGAGCGTCGCGCCGGCGTCGGCGCTCGCTTCCAGGAGGTCGGTCATCCGCGCGGCGAGCGCGGCGCGCTTGTTCTCGAGGTTCTGAATCTGTTCGCCCGGGGTTGCTTTGGTGCCCATGTGGGGCCTCGGTTTCGTCGCAAGGCCCGAGACGCCGGGCGGGGTGTGGGTGTGGCCTGTCGCGGCCGAGGTGTCGAGCGCCTTGACGACCGCGAGGGTCGCCCGTTGATGCGCGGGGATGGTCACGAGCGAGAGCTCGAAAATCTCGAACGCCTTGACGTGCAGGCCGCCGCCCTTGAGCCGCGCGACCCCGTCCGCGATCGGCTTGAACCCGATCGAGACGCCGCGCATCAGCTTATGGACGATCGAGGTCCAGGCGCGCTCGACCTCGTCGCGGACGGCGCCGGGCTCATCAATCGTCGGGAGCTCCGCCTCGAACTCGATCCCCGCCGCGGTCGCGGGCTGCAAGCGCGCGACGCCGACCGGGGTTTTTTGGTTGTGATGGAGGAGGAGCGGGATCTCGGCGGCGAACCGCGCGCCGAGCGGCTCGAGAATGTCGCCCTGGCGGTCGGTGTCCGGCGCCGTGGCGATGCCGCGGATCCGGCGCGTCGCCTGGTCGATCGATTTAATCGTGAGGACGGAATAGGCGCGGTCCACGGTCGGGCCAGATCTTGCGCCGAGGGCGACCCCCCCACAATTTGAGAATGCTTAATCGCGGATCTTCAGGTCGTGACGTAAGGCGCGACGCATGAGGTCCTGGAGTGTTTCGCGACGCGCGTCGGCGACCTTGCGGGCCGCGGCGTAGTCGTCCGGGGAGAGTTTCACCTGGACCGGTTCGGAGGGCCGGCCCGCGGGATCGAGGCTCGGGCGTCCGCGGCGTTTCGGTTGGTCTGACATTTAGCGGCCTCCCATAAACAGCGTTTGAACGCGCGGCGGTTTATTGCGGACCCCGGCGGCGACCGCATCCGTCCGCGCTTCCCAGGACAGGACCGCCGCCATCGCGAGGTCTATTTTATTCGGAGAATCGGGGCGGTCCTTCTGAATTAACCAGAGCGGCGACCCGGTTTCATCCCGGACCCCGGGGAGGTCATGGCGGCGCGCGTGTCCCAGGTGCCGCGTGAGGCGCGGATCGCCACTATGGGAGACGTCCCCGCTCAGGATCGCGGTCTGGTAATTCTTGAGCGCGTACGTCATCGGGCGCCGGCGGTTGGTCCACCAGGTGATCACTTTCTCCGCGCCGAGCGCCGGATCGCCGGCCCACTGGGCGATCCACGAGCCCCAGTAGGGCGGATCAGCGTAGAGCCGCCAGACGGTGTACTCCTTGAACAACCCGCGGATCGTGGCGTCGACCTCCGCGGTCGGGACCTGCCACTCGACCCGGCCAGGCGGACACTCCCAGAGACCCGCGACCCATTGATACCCCGACGCGATATGCGTCGCGACGATCCCGGTCGCGTCGTGAAACATGGCGCCGTCAAATCCCAGCGTGATCGCATCGCCGGGCGCCACCGGCCGATCGCGCACGAGCTCGGACCAGCGCGGCACGTCGAACGCCTGGGTGCCGCCCTTCACGAGCCGATTGAGCCAGACGCGCTCGAGATACGCCCGATCGGCCTCGGGGTCCTGCCAGGCCGCCGCGATCGCCTCAATGTCCGACCATTCGCTCGTCGCGCCCGAGGCTTCGATAATCGCCGCGCGCAGGCCCTCGGGCGTCTCGAGGTCGTGGCCCTCGGAGGCGTCGCGGTGAAAGTAGAACAACCGCGTGTCTGTGACCTGCCCTGTCACGACCGCCCGGGCGTAATCCATCGTGCCTTCGGCGACCGATCCCGTGCCGGGCTCGGGCGCGGTGGTGGTCTCGAGCGTCCAGGCATCCGCCGCGCGGCGTTTCGGAATATTCGCCAGCATGGTGCGATGCGCGCGGACGAGGCGCGGGAGCGTAAAGCGGTGCGTTTCGTCGAAGTGTTGAAACGTCGTGCGCGCGCCGTCGCGCGCATCCGGCGCCGCGGCGAGCGCGACCGCTTTCCCGCCGCCCTTCTTGCGGAGGATCCGCTCGAGGCCAATGTCGAAATCGTCACAGAGCGCGCTATGTTCGAGAATCACCCGGAGCGCGGTATACGCGAGCTCCTCGGATTGCTCCTCGGTGTACGCGACGAGCGGGATATACGGATCGGTGACCGGGCCCCCGATCGGATCGCCGCCGGCCGTCCACCCGATCCCGCGCACGGGGCCGGCGGGGTGCAGCTCACACGCCGCGATCCACGCCGCCAATTCTGTTTTCGCGGTGCCCTTCCGGAGCGACAGCCCGACCCGCTTGAAGCGCCGGCGGAGGGCCATCGGGTGGCCGCGCGGATAGACCTCATACATCCGATAGAGAAACGCGACCTTTTCGGCCTCGAGGCGCGCGGGTTGTCCGAGGAGATCACCCGGACCGAACACGAGATGTTGCTCGATGAAATCACAGACGGCCGGCCCGAGCGTCGGCCAGGGTTCCCGATCAAGGGGGACCGTCAGGATCATTTATTGGATCGTCGGCGGATTCAATAACGACCGCGGATCCACGCGCGCGACCGCGGCCGGCGCCGGGACCGGGACCGCGGGCCGTTCGTCGACCATCGGGCGAATGCGGGAGGCGAGCTGCTTCACCAGGGATTGGAAGCGGCCGGCCGCGGCGAGCCGGATCGAGGGGAGCTCCTTCGCGCTGTGGGCGACGGCGAGCGCGAGATCGGCGAGCGCGACGAGCTTCGCATCCGTGGGGTCGAGCGCATAGGCCGCGCGCATCGCGTCGCCCCACTCGAGCGCCGGGACGTCCTCGGCCGGCGCCGGCGGCGCGGGCGGGAGCTCCGGGGTCTGACCGGTCCGTGTCTCCCGCGTATCGGCCAGGTGTCCCGCGGCCATCCATCGCTGGACCGTCGATCGATTCACCCCTAACCGCTCCGCGATCGCGAGCGGGGTGAGACCGAGCCCGGCGAGCCGTTTCGCCTCGGGGCCGACATGCGTCAATTTCCTAGTGCGCTGCATACAAGACCTCCGTATGCGAATCGGTGTGCAAATTCAAAAAACCGCC